ATATTAATACCGGCACAATTAGAAAGCGTGGGCACTCGCAAAGATAAGACTCTTAAACTTACCTTCGGCACTAATGAGCTATCTCCAGCACAGGCAGCTGAACTGTTCGGGACTGCCAATCAGTTTGGTTATCTTGCATTTAAAGATGAAAGCTTCAGAAGAGAAGAGTTAGATGCAGTAGAGAGCCTAAAGAGTGAGTTAGAAGATACACTTAAGAAACCATCACAGCGTTTAAGAGGTATAATGTTTAGAGTTTATGAGGTTGATTCAGAGGGTTTTACTACATTTGCTAAATACTATGATAGTAAGATGGAGCAATTAATAACACACTTTAAGAATAAGTTAGCATGAGTGCCAAAGTCGGAAGTAAAACAGAGCCAAACTCGGAAGGAGATAACTTACAAAGTCTTACCATTAAAAAGGCTGCTATGTATGAGGCACTTACGAAGAATTTAGGCAACGTAACTAAGTCAGCTGAGGATATCGGAATACATAGGCAGACGCATTACGATTGGATGAATGATGATCCTGAGTATAAGGCAGCAGTAGACTCACTTAAAAACGTAGCACTTGACTTCGCAGAGGAGCAGTTACGCAAGCTGATGGAAGGAGCAGAGCGCCAAGCCTTAACACATGATGGTGAGGTAGTAACAATTAAGGATGCACCTAACACAAGCGCTGTTATCTTCTACCTTAAGACTCAAGGTAAGCAGAGAGGGTATATCGAAAGGCAAGAGCTGAGCACTGAGATAAAGAGCATTAACATTACAATAGACGGTACAAATATTTAAGCTATGAGTGAAATAACTAAACGAGACGAAGAAATGTTTATAGCTATCATGGCTCATTTTCATAAAGAGATTCCAATAATGTTTAATAATCCTGAAGAGTTAACTGCAGATAAAAGAGCAGATTTAGAAATAGAAATGTATGAGGAGTTAAAAAAAGCAGGTAGATTAAGATTCAATTATGAGTGATAAAATAATAAGCACTAAGTACAGCGACCAAACGCTGGGCACATACGTAGACTTTATAGCAGCAGGCACAGATAGCGTTTCTCAGATTCAAGCTATCACAGGATTAAAGCGTGATGACATCAGGAAGATAGACATGCCTACTATTGATAAGATAGTAAGTGCTTACGCTAACGGATTAAAGAATGATGAGAAGATATTTCAGAAGTTTATCGAGATAGATGGGGTTAAGTTCGGCTTTCATCCTAACTTAAAAGCTATGACCTTTGGAGAGTGGCTTGACCTTACCGAATTCAGTAAGAACTTTCCTCAACAGCTCCCTGATTTAATGTGTATTCTGTACAGACCGGTAACAGCTGAGATTAATCTGCAGTATAAGATAGAGGAGTATAACAGTGATGTGCATCTTAAGTATGTGCCTCAGATGAGAAAGATGAACTTAGCCAATGTGAATGCTGCGCTGCTTTTTTTTTCGACACTCAGAAACGATTTAGTGAACAATACACCCGAATATTTAGAGCAGGAGCTGGAGAAGTTGAAGAGGGAGATCAGTCAGTTAGCAGACGAGGTGAAACATTAGCATCAGTCTATCAATGGTGGCACGTTATCGAAGAGATGGCAGAAAGAGATATAACTAAATTTGATGCTATCACTAACACAAGAGCTTCAACAATATTCACCCATTTAACCTACGCGATGGATTACGCGAACAGCTTACAACAAAAGCTTACTTAATTTCCACTATAAGATATGAGCACGATTAATTATACTTACAACGTAATAGTAGATAGGTTTAGACAGTTCGCAGCAGGGCATTTCCAACTGCGTAGGTTTACACATGGTGAGATTAGCCAAGCCGATTTAGAGAAAGAAGCAGAGTGGCCATGGCTGCACGTTAAGCCTCGCGCTATTAACTACTCGCCAGGTACTCGTTCATTTCAGTTCGAGATATTCATATCTGACCTACCAAGAGATAAGGAAGATAAGACAGGCTATCAGGCTGAGTCTATTACTGACTGCTCACTTATCTTTCAGGATTTAATCAACGAGATTTACTTGGGTAATATGTTCGGCTCTGATGTGGTGCTTACTCGCCCTGTCAACTCTGAGCCATTCGTTGAGCAATACACTCACACATTAACAGGTGTAACAGGTACTATTGAGCTGCAGTTAGATTACGATTGGAGCGCATGCTCTATTCCTGCAAGCTGGAACTATAACACACCTACTGATTCGCCATCGGATGGATGGGGAGCTTTGCAGTTTATTGATAGCTTAACTCAAGATGGTGTTTATGTTAGCCTATTAAATGACGAAGAGACACCTGGTAACTCTTATTACTATGGTACTAATAGCAGTGGAGTTAAGGGGTGGTATGCTATTGTAGATAACATCGGGCTGACCTGTGAGACCTTACCCGAATGCGCTACCATCATCAGCATCTTAGAAGATATCGAAGCGTTGCAAACTGATGTAGCTTTAAAGGCTAACTCAGCTGATTTAGGAGCTACAGCTTTTAGCAATGACTACAATGATTTAGATAACTTACCTACTATACCAACGCTAACAAGCGAGCTGACAAATGACAGCGGCTTTATTACTTTAGGTGATGTGCCTGCACAAGTGAATGCCGATTGGAATGCGACGAGTGGAGTAGCTGAGATTCTTAACAAGCCTACCATTCCATCTATTGCAGGCTTAGTACCCGAAACGCGAACTGTCTAAACCTATCTACAATGACGTTATAAGTATAATTGATTGTGCTCATATCTTTATAGTGGAAATTAAGTTAGCTTTTGTTGCATGCTGTTAGCGTAGTCCATCGCATAGGTTAGATGGGTGAATATTGTTGAAGCTCTTGTTTTAGTTATGGCATCGAACTTAGTTACATCTCTCTCTGCCATCTCTTCGATAACATGCCACCATTGATAAACACTTGCTAATGTTTCACCTCTTCGGCTAACTGACTGATCTCCCTCTTCAGCCTCTCCAGCTCCTGCTCTAAATATGCGGGTGTATTGTTCACTAAATCGTTTCTGAGTGTCGAAAAAAAAAGCAGCGCAGCATTTACATTGGCTAAGTTCATCTTCCTCATCTGAGGCGCATATTTAAGGTGCACATCACTGTCATACTCTTCTATCTTGTACTGCTGATTAATCTCAGCTGTAACAGGCCTGTAAAGAATGCACATTAGCTCAGGCAGCTGATGAGGAAAGTTCTTACTAAGCTCAGATAAATCTAACCACTCTCCAAAGGTCATGCTCTTAAGATTAGGATGAAAGCCGAACTTAATGCCGTCTATCTCTATGAACTGCTTAAATACCTTCTCATCATTCTTTAAACCATTGGCATAGGCACTAACTATCTTTTCAATAGTAGCCATATCTATCTTCCTGATGTCATCGCGCTTTAAGCCTGTGATGGCTTGAATCTGACTAACAGTATCTTCACCCGCAGCCATGAAGTCTACGTATGTGCCGAGCGTTTGATCACTGTACTTAGTGCTTATTATCTTATCACTCATGCTTAAATATTTGTACCGTCTATAGTTATGTTAATGCTCTTTATCTCTGTGCTCAGCTCTTGCCTTTCGATATATCCTCTCTGCTTGCCTTGAGTCTTAAGGTAGAATATCACAGCAGATGTGTTAGGTGCATCCTTAATCGTTACTACCTCACCATCATGGGTTAATGCCTGGCGCTCTGCTCCCTCCATTAGCTTCTTGAGCTGCGACTCTGCGAAGTCTAAAGCTACATTCTTAAGCGAAGCTACAGCTGCACTATACTCAGGATCATCTTTGAGCCATTCATAGTGAATAGTTCTACTTAAGCCCATCTTCTCACATGCCTCAGTTACATTGCCAAGCGAAGCCGTAAGTGCCTGAATCATAGCTTCTTTTTTGATTGTTAACTTTTGTAAAGACTCCTCACTCATGCTAACTTATTCTTAAAGTGTGTTATTAACTGCTCCATCTTAGAGTCATAGTATTTAGCAAAGGTACTAAAACCTTCACTATCAGCTTCATAAACTCTAAACATTTACAGACATCAGAGGCACTTATCTTCTTACCATTGGTATGCTTATGTGGGTGTGGCATTTACAGGGCTTGTATGGCTGCCTTTTTGGATATACATTACTGTGCTGAG